AAACGAATTCATCATCCGCTGTTTTAGTTCCTCGGTGGACCGCCACTGATAGACCAAGCTGGCGCCGAGCGTATCGATACGGCGGTACATATAGTGCTTCATGTTGCCGAGAATATTTCGGATTGCCGGCGTCGGATCGTCTTGCGTCGGTCGGATTTCGGCAGCGAGCTTGCGCACTTTTTCGAGCTCGTCGAATACCGATTGACCGGGGCCGGTGATTTCCAAGATCGGCATCAACCAACAAATGCCGTAGTACCCGGCCAGATGCGCAAGCACCCATGCCGCCTGATAGGTGGACGGCTCGGTCGAACAAAATTCGGCGACCTGCACCATGCAATCGGCGTAGCAGCGCCACACCGACATAACCGTGCGGTCGGCTTCATCCGACGATCCATAGGCCGGATCGCAGCCCATGACGTAATAGCCGAACTTCGACGCTTCCTCCCACACCCGCAACGGGGCACGAGCATCCATCGTTTGCTGCAAGGCGATTTCTTCGAAGCGCATTCCGAGCTTGTATCGGTAAACCTTGAACGGGTGTTTTTTTGCTTCGCGCGTGCATGTCGTGAGCGCCTCAGCGGTAAAAAATTTAGAGCCCGTGGCCTGGAATGCGTCATCTTCGGTCCAGGGAAATTCCTGATCCATAAGGCTTTGATCGCCTTCCTTTTCGCTTTCCAGATGCCAGCGATACCAAGCGACTTGTTGGATTGAGATTTCAAACTTGTACGCCTCTCGCACTTCGCGGATGCGCTTGCGCTCCAACGGCGAGAGTTTTGTCTTGATGCCATCTGGCATGTATTTGTCGAAAAACGGATGATCGAGCGGCAATTGATTTCGTTCGTCGCGCCACCAACCAACAAAAATGCAACGCTTGGTCGGGTCTTTGCGCGCCAGTTCCCAAAAATCCCAGAACCAATTGAAGCCGTTCGCCGTCGTTTCGTAGATTTGCAGCCGGTGCGCATAGAGGCTGGAAACCTGCGACCGAAATTCGTTCACGTCGTCGCCGTTTCCATAGAAAGCGGTTTCGGTCGAGTGAACGTAGTTGGCCGCGCCGGAGCGGCCGAGGCCACCCCTGCGGTTTTCCGACGTGCCGGCGACCAGATAACGGAATTTAGAGCCGTTTTTTAGCACCAGCATATTGCGGTTGTGATGCGTGTACTTGACCAAAAAACCTTTCGGCGTCTCGGAAAAGAAAACGTCAATGGCCGTTCTAAAATCCTCGCGGGAGCCTTCCTGGTGCGTCAGAAAAACGCCGAGCAATCCACCGTGTTCAAATGCCCAGAATAAATCTATCAACAAAAAAAGCGTCGAACTGCCGAGTTGCCGTCCTTTGAGGATCACAAAGACGGTGATGCCTTCCTCTAACCCGGCGCATATCTCATCCAAGATGTAGAGCTGCGAGCCCAGCATCTTGAACAACATCAAACCGTAGTCTCTCGACTGCACTTTAATTTTGGAGGCGAATTTCAAGAACCGGGCGCGCGGGAACGGCGCAACTTTCTCGAATTTCAGAACGAACCGATCCGGTTCCTCGGTGACTACTGGCTTTGCTGATAGCGGAATGAAGGCGTCAGGCATTTTTAACCGCTAACAGAGCCCGCCGACGAAACCAAGTCCGGCGAGATATTTCCTCGGCTTCCCACGGTTTGAGAGCGGCTAATGACGTCGCTCGATCTTTGTCGAGTGGCCGGCCTTTCGGTTTTTGCTCGCGCGGCCTGGTCGCTGGTGCACTCCGGGGGGCGGCCTTCACCGTCGATTTCGCAAACTTGCCGCACGGCCCCAACCGATGCCGCTCACCACAAGTTCTGCATTTCGGGAAGTCCACAGTGCACCCGTCATGCGTCTGGCGACCGCGCCCGCATGGGCACCGTGTTAAAGCGCGGATCGTTGTCTACGACATCGCCGAGAGCGGCGAATGCCTCAAGGCCCTCCGATGAAAGTTCGTTGTGCATGAGCACAAGCGCCCAATAGATCAGCTTCATCGCGATGAGCCACTTAAGCTCACGCCACCAACTCATTCGGTATTGCGGCATCGGCCTCTTCCCCGTTCCGTCTGGTTAGCCGTCGTCCCAAAACCAAAGTGCCGGGCGGCTGATTTCAATTAGAGGCGCCACGACATTACAAGGCTCGGAACTGTAGTAGTAGCCGGGATAATAGCCCGACCCCGCCGAATACTTTTCTCCGTTCCACCCCAGACTCCCTCTGGTGACTGTAATTCGAGGCTGCGCGATGTTCATGACGGCCACTCCGTTCGGCGGTTACTTGGCACTAAATGGCACCATTTGGCACTAATGTCCAATTTTTATTTTTGGGGGGCTACGTGCGGGGCGCGCCTTTCCTGGACTCACGAACCCCACTGGCTGGTTGGGGGCCCGCGCGCCTCGCCTGGACGGGGGGTGCGGAGGGGGTGGGGAAGCCCGGGCTTAGCCTGTCGGCGGGTCAGGTAGCGGCATCCAGTGCGTGGGCTGCACGTCGAGGTAATCGTCATGCCAACCTCTCCACTGCATCAGGCCGCCCCGATAGCCCGCGGTCACACCCTCACCAGGCGGCGGGCAGTAGAGCAGGATAACCCCCTTGGGGGTGTCAGGTGCCGTGTCGATCGGTTGCCAGTGGGTCATTTTAGGTCTCACGGTAGCTGTGGCGCCGGAACCTGTCCCTCCTGCGATCGAGATCGTATCGCCTTGTGGGTATGGATGCCAAGCGCCGTGATACCAGTACATCGGCTGTGAGGCCACGCAGATTGATTGGATAAGGTAGCGGAGGACCGCTTCAAATCTCACCGACCACGCCGTCGCTTTCACCGTATGGCCAAGGCTTAGCAGGCGATATGGCGCCGCCCGTGATGACAGGAACCGGCCATGGCCGCCTGTCGGTTCCGGGCCACTGCCATTCCTCCCAAAACCATAGCGGCGTATTTTCGACCACTGGGTAAGAGTCCCGAAATAACTTCACCATGACGTCGCTAAAATGCTTGGCTGCTTGCCCATTGTCCATCATTTCAGTCTCTCCGGTCTGGCACTATATGGCACTACTTGGCACTGTTTGGCACCTGGTCTTCTACGCTCCTGTCAGGTAGGGACGCGACCTTGCGCCGCCAATGCTTCCAGCGCAGCAACCTCACGCCGCTTGAGGGCCAGTTCCTCTTCCCTCATCTCGGCTTTGTGCATCGCCGCTTTCCAATTGAAGGTTAAACAGTCATTGGCGTGCAGGATACGCTTGTCGCGGGCCTGCTGCTTGAGCTTGCTGGCGTGGTATGCGGCGAACAGTCCCATGTGAGGTTGGCTCCTATCAGTTGTGTGATGTTACTGCGGCACGTGGCGAGCGACTATTGCGCCCGCACAGATGATCGTTGCTGCAACCCACCAGCGTTTTGATTCGATGCCTAGCTCCGGTGATATAACCATCAGACCGATGGTGGTACATACGCCGACTATGGCTGAGGCTAACAGTGACCACATGTCTACGTTCCTTCTACTGATAAGTACCGCCAGTTCCACCGAGCTGTTGCGGGCGAAGGAAGCCAGCGGGCCATTTACGCGGACAAGCGATGCCCTGACAGGTCGCTTCGGCACCGGGCGGGCAGACGCAGCCAAGCGGCCTAGATTGAATGGCTCGTTGCTCGCACGAGCAGCAATGGCAAACGGCCAGCGGATTGATGCCCCACGCGCCTGGGCCGAGGATTGCTTTACCACAATTGCCGCATGTGGCGGATTCGCCCTCTTTAAGGTTCATTTTAAGTCTCCGTTCTCTCGACACGTTACCGTTGAACGTTAAGTGGACTGTTCTTGCAGAACTCGTGAAAGTAGCTCGGCCGGCCGCCCATACAATCCGGCATGAAGATCACGGTGAACATGATGGCGGCGGCCATACCGAATGACAGGACCATACCGAAGAACAGAGCAATCAGTTTCATGACGTTACCGCCGAACCTCTAGCAACTTCACGCGCTTTTCGGCGGAGCGAGCGCCGCGAATATCGTAGCCGGTCACCCGGCTTCATCCTGGCAGGACGTTCAGTCAACAATTTCAGGAACGCGGCGTGTATTTTGTCGGGCCAACGTTTCATAGTCTCGGCTCCTTCGGATGCAGACTGAGGTTAGTCAAACGCATCGGCAATCTGGCTTTTGATGCTGTTTATTCTTTCCGCTACGACCGTGCAGACGGCATTGATCTTTTGCTTTGTAGTAGTGCATTTGCAATTCGGCCACGAGCACATCAGATGATCGTCGCCGCATACGGCTTGAGCCAGCGCAAGAGTCAGCGGACGTGGTAGCGGATCACGATATTTATCGCGGACACTTTCATCGCTCGTCATCGGTTCCTCCCCATTATCGCGGCGTGCTCACGGAGCGTCTTGAACACCGGCCGAAGAATATCAAGGTCGTAGTTATCGACGCCAAGGCTTTTCATCTTTGCGCGCGTATCCAGATTCGAGGCTCGCAGGACTTCCTCGCACGCAACAGATTCACCCCACACGCCGAATATCGTAGAGCAAGCCACGGCGATCCCCGCAGCAAAGCCG